CGAGTTGGAGATCGGCGAGGACGTGATCGACCCCACCGATGCGGTGTACTACGCGGTAGAGCACGCCACCAGCGTGGTGGCCTCCCTCATTACGGTGGGCAACCTGATACCCGAGGAGCCGGAGCTACAGCCGGGCGAGGGTGAGATGGCTATGGCTCGCGCCGTTGAGAAGGTGCTGTTTGTCTGGGCGAAGGAGAAGAACATACTGAGCGAGAACGAGCGCGAGATGCTGTTGGACGCGCAAGGCCGCATGACGAGCGATGAGTGGGGGTATACGCACCAAGATTAGTATGCGGGACTTCGATTGGATTAGGATTAGTGTATGGACGTTTTTCCTTATATTCGGCGTCTCGTGGTCGTTGTTCTCAATCCACCACATCGGTCTACCACGTTATCAAGAGTGTCGCGAACACGGCTTTAGCGCCTTCTACTGCAATCCGGTGCTGAGCTACATCTTGGGCGATCAATAAACTATATGGCTACCGACCTCCAAGAAAGACTGGCGGAGGCGATTGTTAAGAACAAGAGCCTTCCCCGTGATAAGCGGCTCAACAAGAAAGAGTTGCTGGTTTCTATAGGCTATTCGCCTATCACGGCGGCAAAGGAGCCAAACATCATTATGGAAGCCAAGGGCGTCAAAGACACCCTCGAAAGCTGGGGGCTTACTAAGGAGCTTATAACAAGCGCCCTTGTTGATGACATCAAGGCCAAGCCTGGTAAGCGGGTGAAAGAGTTGGGACTTGGTGCCGACATACTTGGCATGACCGAGCAGAAAGGCGGCAACAAAGTGCTTATCATAAACGTATCGGCTCCCGCAGCCGCCAAGTATGGAATTAACGCCCGCACAGACGGCAATAATCAGTGATACCCATCGCTATCGCGTACTGGTATGCGGCCGCAAGTTTGGAAAGACTACGACTGCATCAGAGGAGCTTAGCGCCTGTGCGTTCGCGGCCAACGACCGGCGTGTTATCTACATCGCGCCAACGCTTGATGATGCCCGCCGCCTTATGTGGGATCGCCTCAAGAACCGCTTTGGTGCGGTAGTAGAAAAGTCCAATGACACGCGGCTAGAGCTGGTTATCCCGACGCAAGACGGTGGTAAGAGCATCATCTTTCTTGGCTCATGGGAGAAGATAGAGAATTATCGCGGCGATGAGTTTGATTTGGAGATATACGATGAGGTGCAGGACTATAGAAACTTTTGGAACGGCTGGCAAAATGCCATGCGCCCGACCCTCTCTCCGCGCAAGGGCTCTGCCTTGTTCATGGGGACGCCCAAGGGCTTTACCCACCTCTACGACCTCTACAACCTCCAAGACACCGACCCGGCATGGAAGTCATTTCACTTCACGTCCTATGACAACCCGCACCTTGACCTTGGCGAGATTGAGGAGGCAAAGCGCACACTGCCGGAGGATAGTTTCGCACAGGAGTACATGGCCGACTTTCGCAAAATGGAAGGGTTGGTCTACAAGGAGTTTAGCCGCGAGCGCCATGTGTTCACGGAAGAGGAATACGACGGCGAGCACCCAGTTATCGTCAAGGTATTCGGCGGCGTGGACTTTGGCTTCACCAACCCTGCCGCCGTCTACACCATCAAAAAGGACACGGATAGCCGCTACTGGATAACCGACGAGTTCTATGAGACCCAGCGCACGGACGCGCAGATTGCGGACTACGTTGCGGCGCTTAAGTGGAATGAGGCGTACCCCGACCCCGAGAGTGCATCGGGCATCGAGGAGCTTAAACGGCGCGGCGTCAATGTCCGTGATGTCCTAAAGAACAAAGACAGCATACGCAACGGCATCAACACCGTGCGCGAGCTGTTCAAGGCCAATCGCCTCTTCATTAGTGCATCCTGCCGCAACCTGATTTGGGAGCTTGAGACCTACGCGTACCCCGAGCGCAAGCCCGATCACAACGAGGAAGAGAAGCCGATCAAAGAGAATGACCATGCGTGCGATGCTATCCGGTACGCCCTCTCCATGGAGTTGATTGCGAAGGCGTCGACCATTCGTATTCACCGCCCCGAGCGCGCAGGGTTTTCCCACAGGCGCTAATTGACTTTCGATTTTGGCCGTATACTAGAGGCACATGATTGGTGAGAAACAGGAGACATCGAAAGTTTCTGGCTACCGTCCTACGCAGGAGTGGAAGGAATTTATCACTACGGTCAAGAAGGACTACTCCATCGGCCACGACATACTCACGCGCTCTTGGCACGAACTCAATGACCAGAGTGTGATTGATGACATGAACCGTGGCCGGCGCATGTTCAATGCGTTCGTGGACGAGGGTAACGAGGATGCGGCCGAGGCGTGGAAGTGGCGCGGCACCCGTTCCGTGGCTCGAAATAAGGGTATTGCGATGCACGCCAACCTCACCGCTGCTTACTTGCTCCCGAACTTCCAGGCGCAGAACGAGGATAGCGACATCGACCGCGACGTGTCGGAGTTTATGACCGACCTGGTGGAGTGGATGGCGCAAGATGAGAACTCTAACTACAAAGAGAACTTCCTGTCGCTGGTCTTTGCGATGGAGACCGACCCTATCGTGTACCTCGGAGCCGAGTATGCAGAGGTGATGCAGGAGATAAAGATTAAGGGCGAAGACGGCCGCTACACCAAGCAAGAGATCATGGACGAGGTGTTGTCGGGCTTTAAGGCTCCCATATACACGGCCGACCAAATCATGATATCCAATGCGTTTGAGCGCAACCTACAGAAACACCGCTGCATTGGTAAGCGTCGCTGGATTGAGTACGAAGAGGCGGAGGCGAAGTACGGCGACCACCCCAACTTTGAATACGTGGAGAAAGGCCACTCGGTTGTCTACAACGAGGATGACGGCCTGTTCTATGAGATAAAGGATGACCAGCATCCGAACTTAGTGGAAGAGTACACGCCGGCCTACCGCCGCGATGATACCGAAGTGTGTTTCTTAGGCGGCATTCCTATGGGCGAGAAGGACGTAGATAACAACCCCATCAAGCACCGCGATAACTTCGGCGCGCCCCGCTACAACGTGCAGCACTTCGGCTACTACCCCATCGGCTCCCACTACATCTTCTACAAGTCGATGATGGCCGCCATGCGTTGGGACAACATCCTGTACGACGCCATGGCCGAGATTGGCATGAACCGCGCCATCCTAGAGGTTGAAATGCCTTTGGCAGTCTCGGGTTCCGACAAGGTGGACAGCGAGATTATCTACCCCAACGCCGTGGTGGGCTTCGAGGACAAGGACACGAAGGTTATGCCGCTCTTGCCCAGCTCGAACCTCAATGGCCTGTTCGTGGCCATGCAGCAGATCGAGGACAGCATGAGTGATGCCTCAGTCTCCGAGACCATGGCCGGACAGCTCCCCGCAGCCTCTCAGAAAGCGTTTAGCGTGGCCCAGGCGCAGGCAAACGCTAAGCGCGTCATTGGAGGCGTTGCTAAGGGCCTGGCGCTCTCTGTGAGCAAATACGGGCTGCTCATGGCCGACATCGCCATCAACCACCTCTCGGTACCCCAGGTCGATGAGATTGTAGGCGACAACACCAAGCTCAAGTACCGCAAGTTCGTGCTCAACAACAAGGAGGTAGGCGGGCAGCGCATGACCAAGACGCTTGCCTTCGATGAGAACCTTATTGGTGCCGAGATGGATGAGCGCGAGAAGGAGATAGCCAACATTGGGCTCTACGAGAAGGCGGGCGAGAAAAGCGCCATGATGCTCGCCAACCCGGAGATGTTCGCCAAGATGAAGTACTACGCGCGCGCCGACTACAAGGAGGTGTTCGCCCACAATGACGAGACGATGCAGGCGCTCATGATGTCGCTGTACGCGCAGCTCAATGCCGACCCGATGATTGAGCGCGAGGCGCTGTTGCGCGAGACGCTGTACCCGTTCTTCCACGCCAAGGCGGACAAGTTTATCGCCAAGCAGCCCTTGGGTGGCATGGCAGGCTTGCCGGCACTCGCGCCCGGTATGCAGCCGTCGCAGTTCGGAAACATGGCGGCAAATAAGGCGTTATCCACAGCCGCGCCGGGTGCCGGCCCCATTCAGTAGCTTTATACTATCTTCATATGGCAAACTCTCGCGCTGCAAAGAACCTCGCATACGGAAAGACGCGCATCAAA